GTCGACGAGGAACAATTCAAAGTAAAGAAGAAGGCAATCAGCCCTTTTGATTTTGCTAACAGCATCAACTATACAAAAGAGAATCTTATCATCGATGATTGGTCGGAAAAACAATACAATTCGTTCATCGTGAACAAAGCACTCAGCTATGGTGCTGACACTGTCATCGCTGCAAATGAAATGAACAGCCGACCTCATATCGATAAGAAAGCACAGTATGATTTTTTGCGCGGTATCGTGCGCAAGAAAAAGCGTTTCAACAAATGGTTGAAAGCTGAAAAAGAAGAACAACTAGAACTTGTCAAAGAGTATTACGGATATAACAACACAAAGGCAGCTGCTGCTCTCCGTATTTTGAATCCTGATCAGATCGAACTTATCAAGAAGAAATTAGATAGGGGTGGTCAATAGACCTCTACTCGATAGATATTTAATCGACTGATTATATTTCGCATCGTAACTGAATTGAACGCACAACGATTCTTCCGTTTTGCATTCTTCAAGTGCATGTAACTTATCTACATTCAATAACACTGGACCTCTCACCTTACTATATTGTAAGACATGCGTAGGATCTTCTTGATCCATGGTGTCATAGAACATACAATCACGGTATTGGTCATAATCTGGGTATAGTGGGAAAGTAATCTTAGAATTATTATTAGGGTCTGTATGTTTCTTGAGAGTAACACCCAATCCTTTGGTGTAAAGAAATACGATATGCGCTGTCCCATAGTAATCGCGTATTTCTTCTAATATCTTCATAGACTCTGCATCAACCCATGTATAATTTTCATCAGGATAATAAAATCTGGAAAAGTTTTCTCCAGGATTTAGGTGTGATGCGACTTCGGGCGAAGTTCGCCAATACGAATCAAACTCTGATAATGACATTCCTTGATTTTTAAATCCCAATTCATCCCAATATCTTTCGATAATTTTTGGGTCATAGAGCATAGTAGAATTTTCGTATTGAGACAAACTTTTTTTATATTCAAAGAAACTGTCGGTAAGAGTTTTCTTTAAATCTTCAGGGAATATATCCTTCACTGGGTGAAAATATTTTTCTTTTCTAAACATGTTAAACCTTATGTCGTCAACAAACTTTTCTCAGAAAATTTTTTCCTGACTTGTTTGTAATCTAAATCATACCATTCTATCTGAAAACACAAACTTTCTTGATCATGTAAGTCGTCTCCGATTTCATGAATCTTCTGAGTATTTAGTAGAACTGGATTTTGTATCAGTTTATAATTTACTGTATGCTTGGGTTCTGGTTCAGCCACAACGTCTAATGTGTCATAATATCTACATTCTCTATACTCAGAATAATCTGGGACCAGGGGAAAGGTAAGAGCGCATTTTCTTTTCGGGTCAGTATGCCTCGTCAAAGTTTTTCCTGCACCCTTCGTTTGCAAAAATACTGCTTTATCCCCGCCATATATGTCAATAATTTCTTGGATCTTATTTCTATTGTCATAGATAAACAGTGGAGGATTAGAGTCTATCGTATGAAAAACTGCTGAGTTCTCATCATTAATTTTACCATACACTTGCTCATATTCTTTGATTACATTTATGAGATTTGATTTGAACTTTTCTTCATCCTCATCCATGTCATTATTTTGTATATAGAATGCAATTTTTTGCCTCCTAGAATTCCAGTTATGGCTTAAATCTATGAGAGTATTGATGTTTCTTACGATTCTCTCATATGATTTTTGTTGGTCTGCATCATAACCGAGTTCGCAGTAATAATTGTAATAATCTGAATCGTGTAACGTCTCGTTGTTCGGTGAGTATCCAACCTCGAACTTACGAAAATGATCATACAACCATTGAGTAGCTTCATCATCAAGCAAGTTTTTTACAGGATGAAAATAATTTTCTTTTCTAGACATTTATCAGCAGCCCTCTATCATTTAGCAATGCTTTAGCCTCTTCGTAAGTATTTCTAAAGTAATTTAATTGAAAGCACAGCGTTGGTTTTCCTGACATAGATGGGTCATTATCTTCAATAGAATGTATTTCCTGATTGTTCAAAAGAACGCACGTATCTAACTTATAATAATCAACGATATGGGCAGGTTCCGTGTCATCAAATGAATCATAGTAATTTAAATTTCTGTAAATAGGCAACTCAGGTTCTAGTGGGAAGGTGAGAGTTGCTTGCCTTACAGGGTCAACATGTTTGGCGACTGCGGTGCGTGGACCAGATGTGTGTAGGAAACACCAGTCATCTGAACCATATAGGTCGCAAATTTTTTGTGCTTCCTTTGTGTTTTCGAATAGTTTTACATTTGTCAATGAAGTGTGAAACCTGCCCCATACAGCATTATCAGCACCTTCATTTGTATTCGCAATATAACCATCAGCGAAAACATATTTTTCCTCGAAAATTTTAAGCTGCTCTTTCAAAGATTCTTTACTGCAAGACAAGATAGCTGTTTCTAAGAACAATCCGATTATATCTGCTCTGAACTTTTCTTCGCTTAATCTTATCCATCGTTTAGCTTCGAGAAAAACCATATCGATTTGTTCTTTTAAGTAATCGATAGTAATGCCTGCATCGCTGTAGTTTTTTCTTTCATATAGACCTACAACATTTTCTTGATTATTCCAATGACGCTTCATGCCATTGAGGTTTAAAACTACTTGATGCTCCATGTGAGCAGGTTCATAATCCCAAAATTTTTTCTGTAGATATTGCTTAGTCTCATCATCTACTAAATCTTTTACGGGATGAAAATATTTTTCACTGGTCATCTATAAGCATTCCATCATTATGTAACATTTCACGAACTTCTGAATATGATTGTTTGAAGTAACTGACCTGAAAGCAGAGAGTTGTTTTGTTCGACAAACTAGGATCTCCATCTGCTATAGAGTGAACCTCTTTATTGTTTAGTAGAACGCAAGTGTTTATCTTGTTGTAATCTACTATGCAAGCTGGCTCTTCAGCTTCAAATGATTCGTAATATGATAGGTTTCTGTAGATTGGCAACTCTGGTTCAAGAGGAAATGTGATAGTCGCCTTTCGTTCAGGGTCAGTATGTTTCGCAATGGTAACACCTGACCCTGCTGTGTGTAGGAAACACCATACATCTGCTTTATATAAATTAGCGAACTCTGTCAATTTTTCTGAATTATTCATGATGGCGGGATTAGTTTCATTCGTGTGAAACCTAGACCAGTTTTGATCACCAACATCCTCGCTCACTGTATAACCATCATGTAGGTTTATCCTATCCTCGAGCCGTTTAATAAACTCATTCATTTGTGTTCTATCAGCATTGAGATTGACAGCATTGATAAACAGAGATATAATATCTGCTCTCATATCGCCATTTACGAGTTTAGGAAAATACTTTGCCTTATCTATGATCAGTTTGATATTATCTTTCACAATATGATAATCGGTGTAACCTTTTTCATCATAAATTGTTTTGATATTTTCTTCTTTACGCCAATATCTTTTTATATCCCTAAGAGATAAATTTTCCCTGTAATCTTGATGCGAACTTTCGTGACGCCAGAAGTGGTCGATTAGATATTGTTTGTAATCTGTGGGTAGGATATTCTTCACAGGTGTAAAATACTTCATAGCCATACGGATATTTATAAATAAAAAACAATAATAAAGGAAACATAATGAGTGAAGATTTCTTCGACATTGATTATCCTAGTTATGCGCCGTTAGAAATCAAACTCAAGAAGGATGATGATTTCCTAAAAATACGAGAAACTCTATCTCGTATCGGTGTTGCTTCTAGGAAAGAAAAAGTATTATACCAGTCTTGTCACATTCTGCACAAGAAGGGTCGCTATTTCATCACACACTTTAAAGAATTATTTGCGCTTGATGGTAAGGATGCTGACTTCGGCGAAGGGGATCTCGAACGCCGCAACACCATCGCGAAACTCTTATCAGATTGGGGTCTGTTGGATATCATCAGTCCTGAGTTGCATGAAAACCAAGCACCGCTGAGTCAAATTAAAGTTCTGCCATACAAAGAGAAGGGTGAGTGGGAACTTATTACCAAATACAACATAGGTAAAAAGTAATGCTCCCTCGGCGATTAGCAGTTTTCGGCTGTAGTTTTTCTGACTACACCAAAGTGAAGCACGTGTATGGAGAATATTGTGCGAATGCATTAGATTTTTCATATGTTCATTATGCTAGGGGTGGGAGTAGCAATGAGCGTATGTTTTATGCAGCCACTAAATCTATAGAAGATAAAATTTTAGTTCCAGGAGATGTAATTGTTATGCAATATACAGACCCTAATCGCAAACTTTTATCTGCATTTGAACCTTTCGAAAAAGGTGGACTTCCAGGACAAATAGAGGAATGGGTAACTCCTTATGGCAATGCCTACACATCGGATTATAAAGTAGACAGTTACACATGGGTAGATAAGAATATTAAAAATGCCCATAAAGTTTTACAAGACTTGAGTATTAATGATGAATTTGAAAAGGATCAATTAGCGACTTGGCATATTATGTTTGAGGCTCTTTGCCAAGTCAAAGAAATTACATTTATCCCGATGATCGGCAGATTATGCAATTTTAATCTCGAAGAGAGGTTTAGCGATAAGATTAAAAGAGTCACTTTTTATGAATTGCATCACTTAACACAAGGAACAGAAGCTAATCCTTCCCCACATGAAATAGGTATGGCTTGTCACACTGGCGAATATGATAGTTGCCATTTGAGTAAAGATGGACATAAAAGATTAGGAAATAAATTAGCTAATCACATAAAAAAGTTTATTTAATCCTTGACTTTTCGATAAAAAATACCTATATATAATGTATCGATGCCTTATGGGTCGATATATTTAAACTCGCTTTTTTAAGGAGACCATTATGGTTAAATTTACGCACGCCGATCTGCATCAGATCGCCGACAACCTTTCCCCATTCACAGTAGGATTCGATCGAGTATTTGATCAGCTACATCATGTAACGATGACTGATCAGAATTACCCACCATACAATATTGTAGAACATGGTGACGAACAATTTACTATCGAGATCGCAGCTGCTGGGTTCGGTGAGAAGGATCTAGAAATTACTCACATTCCTGAAAACAACCAACTCGTTGTTGAAGGCAAGACCGAAGATGCTGACAAGAAGTATTTGCATAAAGGCATCGCTTCAAGAAACTTTAAACGGTCTTTCGCACTACATCAAGATGTTCAAGTGACAGGTGCGCTTATGGTTCAGGGTGTCCTCAACATCCACCTCGAACGTATTGTTCCTGAAGAACGCAAACCTCGTAAGATCGATATCGGTCTGGATGAAAAGCAGTTCTTGCAGGACTAATAAATAAGGGGGAGCAGTGGTTGCTCCCCCAACTTATAGGATGTATTATGATTCAAATTCTAAAACTTTCTTCAGGCGAAGAACTTATTGGGACAGTATCTGACTTTGAAGTCGAAGGTCGCCAAGTTATCAAAATCGAAAAACCTGCTGTAATCATTCTCCAACCAGTCGAAGGACAGGATGGTAAGTTTGGCATTGGTCTCGCACCATATGCACCATACGCGGAAA